CAATCGTAGCACCAAGAGCAGCATCATAAGCAGTTAAAATCGCATACATTTTACCGTTTTGTGATGTGTGAACTACCGATTGGACATTATCCTCAATCGCCCTTACCAGAATATCTATTACCCGCTTATGCCACTTATTGAAGTTGTCAATGAACGCGCTTGATATCGCCTCTCGTCTTGCATCTGCAATATAGTCTGTAACCGTTTTATTTAGGTTGTGGGACAATAAGGCATGCATTTCAGAGTCCGACAATTCATTAAAGTCTGTGTCCTTAACCAGTTCTTCCAGACTATCTTGGAAAGCAGCGAACTTAATCGTTAGGAATTTCTTAGCCGTTACTGTTCCATCGAGCTGAGGAATAACGAGTTGCAGCCAAGTATATGCATGAGTAAAAAGCGAATGATTTAATAGTACAGTTTGGTTGATTTCGCCTGATGCTAATTCTTGTCGTTCAAGATGATTTTGTACCAGCATGACGCCCATTGGACTGAAACCTGTAATGGCCGCTACTACAATCATGGCAATATTCTTTGTCAGAGTCATTTTATTTTTAGGTTCTGTTGGTTCCGCCATTTATTTTCTCTGTCTGTCTCTTTTTTCTTTTTCTTCTTTAAGGTGTTGTATTAACAAATCTATGTATATGTGCCTTTCAAATGGTATCATATTATTTAATTCTTCTAAAGAGTATTTATGATGTTGCATTAGTCCAAAATTAACATGATAATGACTAGCTAAGGTTTCATGTGAAAGGCTTATGTAAAAAAATCCTGGAGACCCTCCAATGTTATTTTGTTGGTATCTTTACAACCATTACAAACATATTCAATATTATGTTTTAATACTGGCATGGTCTCAAAAAATTGGTTAATTTTCTGAAATTGTTGAGTTGAAAAGCTCTCTAAAAATGTTTCCACTTCTTCAGTTGTATAATCTTTTGTCTCATAAACTTGGTCGCCCTCCCATATTTTTTCAATACATGCACTGACCATATGAAAAATTTGGTCAACTTGAGTTCCGGTATCTTTGAATTTATTGGTCAAAGTAATATCAGGATACTTCATTATAATACCAATATTTTTTTCTTCCAAAAGTGTAATTGTTTTTTTATGGTCTTCAGGGAAAGTGATTTTAATATCATTGATGTTAAGATTCACATCTTGGATATGTTTACATTCTTCACCCTTGGTGTTCTTTTCATTAATGTGTTTGAACCTAAGCTCTATGATTTCACCAACAGATTTACCTCTGATATTTAAGAAAATGTATTCAACATCAAAAGATGGTAAGGATTCTACCTCAATACCTTCTGTAAGAATACAATTCTTGAGTGTATCTTTCACAGCATAAGTAATATCTGTTTCTTCTCCTGATTCCATGGCAATAAGAAGAACCTTTTCTTCCTTAACCAGAAATGGTCTGTATCGAATTTTTTCCTTTGTTGAAGGTATTTCTAATTCAAATGTTGGTGTTGTTAATTGTGGTAATGTCATAATCACTCCTTATCGTTAATAATGATCCAATCTACTAGGTAATACTGCTCTTAATCTCGATTTGAAAATAATTTTCTAATTCCAACGCTTGTAATCGCTGAAGGACTTGCCGCTTCCTTGGCTGTCTGTACCCATTACTGTGCCGTTACTGGTGTCTGTTGGTCGCTCTCAGCGACCCCACCATCTTTGTGTGGGATTCTTGCCCAACGTTTATATGCAAAAGTTACTTGTACTTTATGTACTTCATTTTGTAATTTTCTATCTAAGGTTAATGGAAGTACATTTATTGGAAATATCTCTATGAACTTTGCACTATAAATTTTAGTATTCTGGTTCATTTGGAATTGGTGTATCTCCATGTCTGCGACATAGTTATCATAATATTGGGCATTCATACGTGGGGTGTCATCGGGTTTATTACTCGTTAATCCAGCTATATACTCTATCCATGATTCAAAATATACCTTTTCACTAAGGAACTCACTACATAGAAAAGTTAAGTTTATTGGTAGATTTGTATGATTGTAAGCAACCGGATGGGTTGCACCATATATTCTATAAGGTGTTGTGGCAACTTGTCGACCAGGCAGCTCTGCTGTTTCACACCTAAAAGATAAATGTTCGGGTGAGAAGGATGGTAGACTGAATTTAGAAGGGCGTGTAAAGACAACATCAAATTGAGATGGTTTAGATACGCCATGTTTAGTGATATCACTAAGAAATTCGCCTATATCAAATGCCATTTATCTACTTCCTATTAATAATTCTTCTTGATTCTTTCCAAACATCACTTGTAGAACTTTTCTGAAATGACTCAAGTGGAAGAAATATCGCTATATCCCATTCAGTGGATGCAATATTTAAGAATCTGGAGTTGACATGACCAGTTAAATAGTGTTTAACACACGGTTTGAACCATTTGAAAGTTGCTGCAGCATTAAGTACACTATATGATAATTTGAGTTTTGTTGTTTCGTCATATTGTTTATTTGTAGCTAACCCATATAATGCGTCCATAAGTTTTGCTCGCATGGTATGTGGTAAATAATGCATATTTATGCCCAAAAATCCACCTGGAGCCTTATCTATTGGAAAGATAACAGGAAAGGTATCATAAAATGGTAATGTTTTTTTGTGTTTTGGATCATACTTGAACATACACATTTCACCTATATTTGTTGATCCTGTAATTCTAGATTTATCGGGTGTTTTAAACACACTTGTTTGTGTAGCACTGGTTTGTTGTGCAATACCCCTAAACCAGTCTCTTGCTGCTTTTGTTCTCGCAGGTATTTGACCTTTCCGAACACCTTGAGCTAATAAGCTATCAAATACATAAGCTACCATTAAAATTTACGTCTTTTTCTGTTATGATTAACCATTGCCAATTTTTCTTCTCACAATATTGTTTTGCTGATTCCCATTTGCTTCTATTTATATCATATGTTAGAACTTCTCTCAGATATTTCTTGGTTTGCCGTTTACGTTTTCTAGGCTCTATAGTCTCACTATATGGTTTGACTTCTATAAGGGTTGTCTGCTTATGACCATTCTTGTCTATGGATTGTATCAGAAAATCTGGAAAATACCTCGCAATACGGCCTTTGATGTTATTATAATATGGTATGGGGAATGGTTCAGATGCCCACCTAATTACACTATCGGTCTGGTCAAAATAATTCATCATTCTACGTTCCCATGATGAACGATATACTACATTATCCTTGTCACCAACATATTTCTCAGGGTTCTTTAATTTGTACTTCCCCTTGTATGTTTTATGCAATTTCATGCAATTATTTATATAAATATGGTCAAAATATAGAGGAAAAATCACAATGCTAGAACCAGTTGTAGAAGTTCATTCAGATAATAAAGGCGCAGGATTAAGCAGCACTATCGCAGCAGCATCTGGCCTGCCTGGAAGCGGTGGTGATGGTTCAGTAAACCAAGTACTCGAAGGCAAGTCTTTAAAGGACTATGGGTTGAGTCCAGAAAACCCAGTGGAATTAATTTTTCCTAGAAATGTCGATGAACTGCAACATTTTATTCAGTTTACGGGAATTCAATATACAAGAGGAAGCCGAAAAGATAGGGGCACCAGACATAGTTTGGGAGTAGTTACAATGCCTATTCCTAAGACATTAAATGTTGGTTTTGGTGCAACTTGGAGTACTAGTACTGAACTAGGTGCCATAGGTAATGTCATTGCTAGTAAATCTGAGAATTACAGGGATTTGTTTGGTGTGGGGGGCGAGTTCTCGTTTGACCGAGCGATGCAAGTAGAGACCGACATTAGTGATGCGGGGATTACCGATGCTATAATAGGTAATATAAAACATAACGTGGCGGCCGCCTTGAATGTCACGGGCGCGAAGGTAGGCGAAGGTATGTCTATAGGATTAGGAGAAACGCAAAACCCACATCTAGCTTGTATGTTTGAGGGTGTTAATTTTAGAGCACACAGTTTTTCTTAAAAATAAAATGCAAAAAATAGTGAAGAATCAGCAGAGCTTCAACGTATTGTTGATTTCTTTTCGGTCTGTATGCATCCTGATCTATATGCCAAAGGTCACATTTTTGATTATCCGTATGAATTCTTGATTTCTTTCGATAAGGACACAAAGAACAGATTGTA